GCCGTGTCCGGTGCCCGCTGGTGGAAGGACAAGCTCTTCGAGCAGGGCGAAGCCTTGGATTTTGTGCGCTTCCTGATGGACGCACCCATCCCGCGCATCGCAATCGAAAACCCGGTCAGCAAAATCAGCACGGCCATCCGCAAGCCGGACCAGATCGTGCAGCCTTGGCAATTCGGGCATGGCGAAACAAAAGCCACCTGCCTGTGGCTCAAGGGCTTGCCCAAACTGGTGCCAACTGATATCGTAGACGGGCGCGAAGCCCGCATCCATATGATGTCGCCCAGCGCAGACCGTTGGAAGGAACGCAGCCGCACCTATCAGGGCATCGCCGACGCAATGGCCGCCCAATGGGGCTGAGAACGTAAGGAGAACAGGACGATGGCAAAGCAGAAGCAGGTGAAGCCGCCCGAACCGGTGCCCGGCGAGGCGTTGCACGCGAAGCTGATGGAGGAGGCGTGGATGCTGCAATGGAAGGTGCGCGACGCGCAGCGGGAGGTGGAGCGGCACAGGGCGGCGCTGCCCAGCCAGCCCCATTGGAACAAGTTTGGCATGGTGCGGACCATCAGCCGGCTGGAAGTGGAGGCGCAGGTGCTGGAGCGGGAGGTGGCCCGGCGCTGGGGTGAGGTTGCGAGGATGGGCGAGGCGCTTGCGGCCCGACCCTCACCGAAAAAGCGTAAGAATTCCAAGGCGGTAGCCTGAAAGGTGAGGAAGTGAGCGACGCGTCTAACCTTTTTCTATATCTTCTTTTTCTTGGTAGGAAAGATGGTCGCTCACCATTCTCACTTCCTCACCAGCGGGCCTAAGCCGTTGATATTGCTGGGCTTTTGCGGTGAGAATCCCCGGTGAGAAAGTTGTTGACACGCCGAATGCCGCCCAGCTAGAAGCACAGACGGGTGGCATAGTATCAGGAGACTACATAGTGCCACGTGTTGCGTAGGAATTCAACATTGGTGGGGGCCTTACGGCCTTCCCCATACATGAAGGAGGGAAGCAGATGATCGAACGTGATCCGCAGCTAACGCTGCAAGCGGTGGCCGACGAGCTAGGCTGGGACACTTCCAGCATGCTGCTGGTCACCCTGAATTTCATCGCATCGCTGGGCCATGAGCGCCGGCAAGCCTTCGCAATCTACCTTGACACGATACGCGAGGAGGAACTAGCCTTCCGCCTGCTGCCACCCAACCATCAGGGAGTCTGACCCATGTCGGACGCATCATATTACGCCTACGCTCTGGGTTACTATCAGGGACGGCAGGAGGGTGTTCTTGACATGCCCGAAAGTTTGCCCGAGGAACAGCGTCTGCGTTGGAAACAGGGCTATGATCGGGGCGTGACAGACTACTGTTATGAACAGCACGGGGACGAGAGTTGACTATCGCACCTGCAAGCTCTGGCAATGGGGCTTGCATAGCGAAGGTCAATCCCGGCTTTCGATTAGGAGACGAGACATGCTTCGCAGACACGACCTCGTTCGGCTTTCCAGCTACGTCTACACGATACCCTATCAGGCCACCTATCAGGTGGTGAAGGGGCGCAAGGTGGCGCACATGGTTTCCAACTGGCCCTTCTGGATCAACACCAACTACCATGCGTGGAAGTTTGATCTGAGCCAGCTTGACGCGGCATCGGTGGTGGACTTCCGCCTGACGAGCGAGGCCGGCGAGTGGCATGGCCGCATCCCGCGCCGCGATCTGCCCGCCAAGTTTGTCAGCTTCAACTGCACGGGGGAGGGGTTCCTCAAGATGCGTGGCCGCTACTTCTCTTACTTCCGCAAGGTGGCCTGACATGGAAGGCATCGTCACGTACCTGCTGCTGGAGGTGGCCATCGCGGTCATCGGCGGCGGTGTGCTGGTAGTTTACCTGCTGAACAACACGGGAGGGTAATCGGTCATGGCCGCCGAGGATTTGCGCGAGTACCTGCGTTCGGAGATCGAACACAAGGGCATCTATCGTGTTGCTCCCGGCGGCCAGGCTTTGCCGGGCAAGGCACCGAACAGTCGGTATACGTGGCAGTTCTATCTGCGGCGCTGCCTGTTCGACCCATGGTTCACCATTGGTGCGGCGCAGGCGCTGCTGGCCAAGATGCCCGAGGGTAAGTTTCAGTTTGCCGCTGTCGAGGATGCTGGTGTGCCATTGGCGCAGGCATTGGCGACGCTTACTGAAACGCCCATGATCAGCGTCAAGAAGCAGCGCAAGCTGTATGGCCTGATGAATTGGACGGAAGGCAGGGTAACCGGCGATCCGCTTGTGCTGGTCGATGACCTAGCCGGGTCGCAGGCTTCGCTGCGGGCAGCTAAGAGGACGTTGCAAGCCTTCAAGCTGCCGGTGGCCCCGGTCTACGTTACCCTTGTGGACAAGACGCAGGGGACGCACCGCGAAAACTATCTGGATGGTAGCCAACTGGTCTCGCTGTTCACGTGCGAAGATTTCGCTATGACGTGGGCGGCGTATCATGCAAGGTACAACCGCGACCCCGATTTCGGGGCAGCATATTGATGGAGGAAGGCTAACATGGCGCCGCGTCCGTTCTTTGTGGTGCCCCGGATCAAGAGGGGCGCTTTGGGTTGGGTCTATCTGCGCTGGGGCCGTAAGCTCTGGCGCCTTTGGTGAGGAGAAAGCACATGCCACGTGTGTCCATGCCGCCCTTTGCGGTGGTGAAGCGGTGGGAGAATGATCCCTACCGGCGCATGAAGTCGGAGATCGAAAGCCTGCTGGTTACGATCGATCAGGACTTCGCCAAGCTGCAAAAGAGTGGCACCGCCCTCGAATACAGGGTGGTGGCGTCGAAGCAGGCCGCCCAAGCCAGGCGTTTGCTGTCCACCCTTCGCGCCTGCGAAGCCTCGCGGTACGGGGACGACATCATATGACCAGAACGCAAGCCTTGCAGGTGTCATTCCCGCTGCGCTTGCATGATGGCACCGAGCATGACGTGGAAGGCACCGCCGTCGCTGTATGGCGGGAGTGGTACGAAGATGGCGAGGCCCTGATCGCGCTCGAACAGGTGGCCTTGGTCAGCGCCGAGGTGGATGGGCTGCACCTGAACGACGAGCAGCTTCGTCTCTTTCAAGAACTCTACAAGCCGATGTATGAGGAGGCACTCGAATGGATGGCGTTGTCGCTGGTGGAGGCATCCGTCTCCGTCATCCACTAAGGGCAGATGTCAAGGCCCGGAAGTACTACCTTGGTTGTGTCATGGTGCGGCAGCTTGACGGCACCGTGAAAGTGTGGGCACCTGTCTACGGGGAGCGACCTGCCCGGTGGGAGCTGGTCAAGGTCGCCTCCTCGATGAAGTCCGCACATAACTTCGTCCACAACACACGAGCAAAGGCATAAACATATGCTTATGATGCGAGAGCGGGAGACTGTGGAGGCCGGCGGCCTTGGCAGCGGCGGCGCATTCACCATTGCGGCCAGCGTCAAGGCGTTCGAGGTTCTGTCCTCCAACCTGTACCAGAACAAAACCCTGGCGGTGATCCGCGAGATCACGTGCAACGCAGTGGACGCACACACGGCGGCTGGCCTGCCGATCAGCACCATCCAAGTCCACCTGCCTACCTACATGGAGCCGGTGTTCTGGGTGCGCGACTATGGGTCCGGCCTCTCCGACGAGGATGTGCTGTCCCTGTATACGACCTACTTCCGATCCACTAAGGATCAGGACAACAGCCAGATCGGCGGCTTTGGTCTCGGCTCTAAGTCCCCCTTCGCCGTGGCCGACCAGTTCACCGTCACCTCGTGGCACGGTGGGTTCAAGTCCACCTATGCCTGCTACAAGCAGGACGGCATGCCCCAAGTCAATGCGGTGGGCAAGGAACCTTGCGGCTCCGAGACCGGCTTCGAAGTGCGCGTGCCCCTGACTGCCCGCTCCGGCTCCATCGTGGACTGGCATACGCAGGCGCGCTCGCTGTTCCGCTGGTGGCCTGTGACGCCCGCCGTCACCCCGTCCGAGATCTTGGATGAAGGCTTCCTTTCCGACGACCTGCTGCTCACGTCCGACTATGAGGTGGGTGGCGCGCCGGGCTGGGCCATCTTCAAGCACGTGCATCAGAACACGCTGGTCATGGGCAACGTGCCCTACCACCTGAACGAGGCTGCCATCACGGGGCTGCCCGCTCCTGTTGTGCAACTGCTGGGCAAGATCAGGCTTGTCGTCCGGGTGCCGATGGGTAGCGTGTCCATCAGCCCGTCCCGCGAGACGTTGTCCTATGATGCGGCCACCAACAAGTATCTGGTGGACAAGCTGGTGCAGATCGGCCGCGAGATCACGGTCAAGCTGGAGAAGGAAATCTCTGCCAGCCCAAGCCTAGCCGCAGCCCGCGAGCGTGTGCATGGCAGGGGCGAACACTCCCTGTCCCACCTGTTCGGGCGGCTCAAGGATATCGTGAAGCCACGCTGGAACGGGAAGCCTGTGCCCGAGACGGTCAGCTTCAAGCTGCACACCGCCTTCTCAAAGCCGGCGCAAGCCTTCGACTACGTGAAGCCCGGCCACTGGTCCACCTTCCGGCGGGACTCCTACTCCGACACTGACCCGGTCTTCGAGCATGCCTTCCCCAAGTACGAGACCGTGGTGCGCCTGATCATGTGGACTGAGCGGGTCACGGCTGCGACCTTCCGCAAGCTTCGCCACCACTACTTGCAGGGCGGCAAGCGGAATGACGTGCGGTTGCAGGTGGTGTCGGGCATCCCGTATCAGGAGCTTGTGGACAAGTGTGCCGAGATCGGCATGCCAGTCCCCGTCAACATCGACACGGCGCTGACTGCCCCGCCCCCTATCACGTCCGCATCCACCCGCGTCCCGGCCACGCAGTTCTATGACGTGACTATGGGCAACCACACTTACGACTGCACGCTGGTGCGGGACACGCTCGACCTGTCGGGCGGCGGGGTGTACGTCCGCTTCGCCGATGGTAGGCCCATCCACGCCAAGATGTTGCACGTGATGGCTTGCCTGTTGACGCAGCAGGCGATTGCCCCGGCGCGTGTCATCGGTCTGCCCTCCAACAAGCTGGCTCCGAATGGCAAGCTGCTCAAGGCGTTGGCTGCCAACGGCTGGCAAGAACTGGATGCCGACTACCTCCAGAACATGGTGGACATGCCGGCTCTCCTCGAAGGCGAGCGACAGACTGCCATCCATTACCTTCTTTCCGAACTGTCTGGCCTGCGCCGTAGTCTTGTGCGGGTCGGCATGGAGGACGCGAATGCAGGCGCAATGTGGAAGGGGTTCGCCCCTGTTCACGCTGCCCTTCAGCCTCACTTCGCCTTGTACTTGAAGGCCGGCACCCAGCTTAGTCCGAATGTTCGCAGGCTGGATGCTGCGACGTTGCAGGACGTGCTGTCGCCTGCGCAGTGGAAACAGATTGTGGATACGCTTGCAATCCGCCGCAATGTGATGCAAGCTGTCGAGGGTTTCTTGAAGCAGCACCCGCTGCTCGCCTATGTCAACGGTCCCGGTAAGCTCGACGTTGACGCTGTCCGTGAATACGTAAACCGCTGATCCAGAAGGAGATATCAGCAATGGTTCCGTTCATCCTCGCTTCCGACTCGGTGTCCCTGTTCCCGTTTGGGCTGGCACCGATCACGCTCGACTCGTCGCATGTCAACTTCGCTGCGGTGGTCGAGGCCATCAAGGCGCGTGACTTCGACACGGCTATCGAACTGGCCTCCGTCGCAACCTTCGTCAACAAGGTGACCGAAGGCAACGTCACTGTGACCGAGGCCGGCGTCACCTTCAAGGGCAACCCCATCACCGGCTACCTCGCCGACAAGATGGTGGTGTTCCTGCGCAACGGCCTCCCTATCGAACACTACTGCCGGTTCCTCGATAACCTCATGGCCAACCCGTCCATGACTAGCCGCAGCGAACTGTTCCTGTTCCTTGAGGCTGCCGACCTGCCGATCACGCCGGACGGCCACTTCCTGGCATACAAGGCGGTGCGTTCCGACTTCAAGGACAAGCACTCCGGCACCTTCGACAACTCGCCCGGCAACATCCATGTCATGGCACGCCACGATGTGGACGACGACCGGAACAAGACGTGCAGCTACGGCTTCCACGCTGCCGCCTACGAGTACGCGAAGAACTTCATGTCGGGCAACGCCGACAAGATGGTCGCAGTCAAGATCGACCCGGCCTGCGTGGTGTCGGTGCCGGCTGACTATTCCAACCAGAAGCTGCGCTGCACCCGCTATGAGGTGATGTTCGAGGTGCCCGACGCTGCCGACATCTTCAAGGGCAAGGCTGTCTATGAGGACACGCACGCCCCCTTCGATGACGAGGACCGCGACTACCTGTTCTGGCTGGGCGACAAGGACTGACAGATCGGGGGAGGGCTTCGGCTCTCCCCTTCCCATCCCGGAGGCATGAAGATGAGCGACGATGCGACTGATACACCTGCTGCTGTTCCTGTGGATAATCCTCCTGTTCTGAACCGGCTCACGCGGGCGCAGGTCTTTGCCCGTGATCCCGAGGAGACGACGCAGGAAGACATCGACTTCATCGTGGCCGAGCTTCGCAAGATCAACGAGCGCAACCGCAAAGCCCGCAAGGACGACGAAGCCATTGCCGAGGGCACGGCCAAGCTCAAGAAGGCGAACGCCGCAACCCGCAAGAAGAAGGGCACCGCCCCGCTTCCTGCCGATCTGCTGGACGTGAAGCTATGACCGACCGTGTGAGTGTGCCGAAAGGGTGGAAGTTGGCGGCACCGGAATGGGGTTCGCCACGCTCGCGCCGCAACGACGCTAAGGGTGGCGAGGTCTGCGGTGTGCTGATTTGGAATTACGAAACGGGCGAAGGTGAGGTGTTGCTTCGCCCGGCCTTCCTTTCGGGATGCGCCGTCATCGGCGCTGACGCCCTCTCGGACTGGACGGGACTGCTGGATCGCGAATACAACGGGGGTGACGCATGAAGCTGACCAACAAGCTGCGGCTGCCCGAGGCTATCGTCCGTGCAGTCAGCAACGATTCGTATACGAAAGGCGAGGCCGACATCTCGGTGACCGAACTGCTGGTTCCGCCGCAGATGCGCAGGCTACGTCTTGCCCATGACCATGAGCTAGAGGAGGATGTGAGCGACCGCATCTATTCGTTGCAGGGCCAGTCGATGCACCACATCATCGAGCGTGCAGCGGATGGCGATGCCTTCGTCATGGTGGAGGCTACCCTGTATGCGGAATACGCAGGCTGGAAGGTGAAGGGCCAGGTCGACCACCTGCTGCTGGCGACAGGCGAACTGCTCGACTTCAAGCTTACGTCCACCTACAAGGTAAAGCCGGGCCAGCCGCCTCGTGAGTGGGTCGAGCAGACCAACATCTACAGGCGCATGCTGGAACGCGAGAAGGGCATGAGCATTCCTGCGGTTGCCATCCTTGCGATCCTGCGTGACTGGTCCAAGAGCCAGAGCCGCCGGTCGCAGGACTATCCGCAGGCTCCCGTCATCAGGCTGGAGGTTCCGCTCTGGACACCGGAGCAGGCCGACGCTTTCATCGAGGAGCGTGTGCGTCTGCATCAGGCAGCAGAGCCTGCGTCCTGCACCGACGCTGATGTGTGGGCCAAGCCTGCCAAGTGGGCTGTCCATAAGCGGGGCGCTGCTAAGGCGATCCGGGTCTTCGATAATCCGATCGATGCGGAACAGCTTGCCAGCACGGCGTCTTCGTTGTATGTTGAGTACCGGCCGGGCGAGGCCATCAGGTGCCAAGACTGGTGTCAGGTGGCGCACCTGTGTCCGCAATGGCAAACAGATCCACGTAACATCCGCAAGCAATCCGCAGAGGAGATTTTGTTCGATGGCTAAGTTCGAAGAGACGGCGCTCCCGCCTCGCATCCTGATCTGCGGCGAACCTGCGGCTGGTAAGACCGGTGCCCTGGCGCAACTCGCCAACGCTGGCTACCGCCTGATGATCCACGACTTCGATAACAACAGCCGCGTCATTGGGTCCTACCTGAAGCCGGGCGCTGGCGAGGTCTACATCAATCCATATGTTGTCGCGAAGAGCACCACCGCAAACATTTTCGGGGACTCTGCTACGGCGACACGCGATGCCCATGCAGCAATGCTGCACTTCGGCAAGATGTTGTTGCACTGGAAGACGGCGACCGAGGATCTCGGCCCTTCCTCAAACATGACTTCGAAGGATGTCATCGTGGTGGACAGCGGCACCTTCCTTGGTGAACTGCTGCTGCTCGCATCCAACGAAGATGCCGAGGTGAAGCGGGACAAGCGTTCGCTGTACAATGTGGCGGGCACTTACTACGGCGCGATCCTCGACCGGCTGACCGGGCCTAAGATTGGAGCTTCCGTTGTTCTGCTGACGCACATCATGCAGACCGGCGAGAAGGACGACCAAGGGAAGATCGTGGGCAAGGCCCGTGACATACCGGTCGGGGTGGGCGAGAAGTTCTCGAAGAAGATGCAGACCTACTTCTCCGACATCTGGCACCTCGAAGTCGGGCGCGATGGCAAGCGTACCTTCAAGACCAGCGCCACCGACAAGGCTTCGCTGCGTTCCTCCGTACCTAACCTGATCAAGCCCGTCGAGGAGTTCGACCTCGCGTCCATGCTTGATCGCCTGACCGGGAGCAAGTAACGTGCGGCGCATGGGCGGGAGCAGTCTTCAGATGAAGACAGTCAATCCCAACTACCTGCGTAAAGGCGCCCCGGTTTCTTGGGGCAATCACTTTGGCAGAGTAGAAAGACAGAGGCGCGGGGTAGCTCCCGCCTCCAATTCGCTGGCAGAGGTGGAGCAGATTGTTGCTGATCTGCTGCGAGAGCTAGAAGCAAAGCCTCCAAAGTAATTAGCAGATTTCTGGAGACATACGCTTGACGGGGCCGTACTCCAGATGTATCTATGCCCCGTCACCTCGTAGTGACAAACCCAAGATGGAGAATGCAAGTGGCTGATCTTTTCGACACCGTGATCGAGAACACCGCTTCGGAGCGTCCGGCTTTCCGGCAGGCCCCGGCGGGTGACTATCTGGTGACGGTCCAGTCCGTCAAGTTCGTCAAGGCGAACTCCGGTACGCAGGGCATCGAGCTTACCTTCACTGTGACGGAGCCGATGCACAACGAAGACATGGAAGGCGTCGAGCTTGCGAAGTGCCGCCTCCGCGATACCCAGTGGATCACGGAGAAGACTATCGGTTACGTGCAGGAGCGACTTGCTCGTATCTCGGCCGACGTTGTGGGCGAGACGATCCGGGACGTGGCTGATATCCTGCCCGGCAACGACGTGGTGGTGAACGTGTCGCACGAGACTTCCAACCGTGACGGCACGCCGCTGAATACGCCTCGCCTGAAGGTCGAGCGTTACTACTCGGTCGACTGGTACATGAACAACAAGAAGGCCGCCTAACGGCACGGGGAGGGGGTAGGCTTCGGTCTACCCCTTTCCACTTTCAGGAGGGTACTCACGTGATCCTCGAAGTCTTCCACACTGAGACCACCCCCGCACACGAGCTTCGCCGCAGGGTCACCGAGATCCTCGTGGCAGCCGGCGAGCCTGCTCCCCTCACCATCGAGGACTTCCAGGCTATGCGGCAGGAGAAGAAAGATGCCTGAACCGATATGCTCATGCGGCCTTTACAGCGGGCAGACTTGCTCGCGCAACGTGTGCTTGCGCAATCATATGATCCAGGCGGTGCCGCAGCCGATGCCCGATATGGCGGAATGCATCCGGTCGGCTGCATCTGCCCTCAGGGCGCGAACAGGGAATGCGAGAACCCGGCGTGCCCTCGTAAGCCACAGCGCAACGTCACGAGCAGCGGAGGGTCGGTCAGTGTCTGACGAAGCTATCGCCCAAGCTCGACGGTTGCACCACCATGTCATGAATGGCGGCAGCGTCACGGCCCTTGACATGTCCCGCGTCGTCGCTTCGATGGAACTGCTCCAGTCCGAGCGCAGCCGCCTGTTCGCCGCCGTCAAGCTGGCCGAGGAAATGCTGCGCGATGCCGGCCTGACCCACGGTGCCGATGCCATGCTGGCAGCCTTAGTGGAGGCCGACCGATGACGTGGCCCGAGATAATCATCTTGACCGCAGCCGTAATCATGGCTGGCTTTATGATCTTCGGAGTGTCCGATGACTGACGCCGAACGCGACCTGCTGCTGGCGCTGGCCAAGGCCGTCCTTGTCGGCACCCATCCCCCGCCCTACGACTACGCTTCAAGCGACGAACTGTCACGGGCATGGCATGCCATTCGCAAGGCAAGAGAGGAAGTCGAACATGAGGTGGAAGCTCGCCGCGCTGACATTGTTGCTCTGCTGGCTACCCTTGAAGGCGCATGCAAACCCCAGCCGGCAGATGGAATGTCTGGCGAAGGCAGTCTATTGGGAAGCGCGAAACCAGCCGTTCAATGCCCAAGTTGCGGTCGCCCAAGTTGTCCTGAACCGCGTCGAGGATGGTCGTTTCCGCTCTGACATCTGCGGCGTAGTCTTCCAGCGGGACTCGCGTGGCTGCCAGTTCACGTGGGTCTGCACCAACGCAACCCGCCGGCCTCGTGATCCGCACCCGTGGCATGTCGCCCAAGTCGCAGCCTATGTGGCCGTCTTCGACTACATCGACATGGTGAACGGCGCGATCTTCTTTCATGACACGAGCGTCCGACGCTGGTCACATCTGGAACGAACTGTTAGAATCGGTGACCTCGTTTTCTATAGGGAGCGATAACATGGCTACCATCGAAATCGACGACGAGCTTGTAGACAAGTTGTATATTCAACAGCTTTATGAGGTTGCCGACACTCAGGTCGGGGCTATCATGATTGCTCGCGCCTCCATCATCGACTACCCCGACGAAGCCCACGGCCACTGGGCCGACGTGCAAGACTGCATCGAGGTGCTGGCCGCCGTGAACAGACTGCTTGAGTATCACGGCAAGGATGCTGTCGATCTTGCAAGCGCGATTGCGGAGATGGCTTCCGATGGGTAGGAACTATAGTCCGGCTGCAAGGCTGGAGATCGAGCGCGAGAAGTGGCGGCAGGAGCAGGGCATCATAGCCGAGGTGTCCACGTCCGTCACAGATCGCCGGCTGCCTGTCGTAATCACGCCTATCCAGTTGGAGCTTCCCTTCGATGAAGACAGCATTGGTCGTTGACTGGCCGTCCATCGATGCGGCCGATGGCAACGTCATGTCGGAGTGGGAGTGGCAGGTCACCAGCGAACTGATGAAGCTGGCCGACTTCAAGCCGGACATCATCCGGGTAGCCTATCCCACTTACGTGGCGAAGTGGCCCAGCTTGTTTGTGGGTGGCAAGGTTGGCGGGGATCTGATCCCTGCTGCCCAAGCTGCCCGCGACAAGCTGGTGGCTGCGCTCAAGGGCTACGACCTGGTGCTGACGCTGGGTCCGCATGCCATGTTCTGCCTGACCGGCGAGTACAAGATCGACACCTACCGGGGCACCCATGTGGACAGCCCCTTTGTCGAGGCCATGCAGGTGGTGCCGACCTACGCCCCAGCCCTGTACGCTAGGCTGGCGTGGAACGAGCGGCCCGTCGTAGTCTCGGCCATGCGCAAGGCCAAGCAGCGGTTCGTCGATAAGCCCCGGACCATCTACCTGCCGGACACCATCGCCGACCTGTATGCGTTCACGACGCAGCACATCGGCGACCAGATCGTCTTCGACGTGGAGACCAACAAGTCTTGCCGCATCACGGAGTTCTCGGTCTCGACCTCGTCGGACTGCTGCCTGTACGTCCAGCTAGAAGACATGGGCTACCGGTCGCAGTGGTCGGAGCAGGACGAACTGGATATCTGGCTGTGGCTCCGCTTCCTCGCAGCCCGCAAGGATCTGGCATGGGGTTTCCACAATGCGACCTACGACTTGACCTATCTCGACGCCTATAGTATACGACCTCGTGGCCCGATCTTCGACACGATGCTTCGTCACCACGCATGGCAACCGGAATGGGAGAAGTCGCTGGGCTTCCTAGCTTCCCTTCATATTCCGACCCGGGCGTGGAAGCATCTGCGGACCAAGGCCAAGAAGGACTTCAACAAGAGCGGCTCCGTCGACTGACGCCCGCACAGGAGAGAGTAATGGCTGAGATTGCAGTTTCGTTCCGCGCCAACTTCGAGGCTGACGGCCTCACGGCTAGCGCCAGCTACAAGATGCAGCAGGTTCTGATGGAGTGGCTGCGCGAAGCTACCCGCAACAGCAACACCAACATGCTGCACCGCGAGCTTGAAGCGGCGGCCGGCATGACTGTGCCGGAATTTTATTTGTTCGTCATCGACGATCTGAATACTTCTCGGGACGACGCTCGTTACGAACAGGCGACGGCAAAGCAGACAGCCTGACATGAGTGAAGATGATGCGGCCATGCGCCGCTTGTGGGCCAGCGTAATTATTCAGGCGCTTATCGATGCCACGGCAATACCGCACACGCCCGTGGCAGCGGCTCACAAGCGGCAGGCTAGAGCCTGGCTTTCGGTCGAGTACGGCACGACAGCACAGAACTTCGACGAGGTATGTCTGGCTGCCGACATCGAACCGAGCAGGGTCCGCAACTTCTTCAAGGGATATGACGGCCCGCCCTTGACGCTGCACGTCCTGTCCCGTATGCGAGACACCTTCCTGAAAGGTAACGTCAGTGCGAACAATCACCGACATGACCCCGACTCCTGAGAATCAGGAGATCGTCTACAACGCACTCGATACCATGCAGACCATGGCCCTCAAGGAAATCTATGACGAGGGCCTTCTGCCTGCGTGGGCCAAGACCACCTACGAATATAGCGAACTGATGCTGGGTCCCATCATGACCATGATGCGGCGCGGCGTCCAAATCGATACGGCCAAACGGGACCGCCTTGTGGCTGGCCTCCGTGCCCGTGCCGACAAGGTGCAGGCCAACTTCGACTACGTGTGCGAGGCGCTGTGGGGCACCACCATCAATCACAACTCCACGCCCCAGCTTACCTACATGTTCTATACGCTGCTTGCCATCCCAGAACAAACCAAGTCCAAGAAGGGCGAGACCAAGGTTGGCACGGATCGGGAAATCCTTGAGCGCATCGCAGCCAACTACCCGCGCGGTGCCTTCTTTGCGAACCACATCCTGCGTATCCGCGACCTTGAGAAGCAGGTCGAGTTCCTCTCGAAGAAGCTGTCGCCGACCAACCGCTTCCACGCCTCCTTTAATATTGCCGGCACCGAGACCTTCCGCCTCTCGTCCAGCGAGCATCCCTTCCGCATCGGGTCCAAC